CAGAATTATTATCTTGTATCGCATATCCCCACCAATCTGGTAGTTCACCTCGTCTGACATTCCAAACTTCTCCGCCAAGTTCTTGGATAACTTTTACTTCATTTGAGAATCGCACATCAGGAATAACATACTTATTATCAGGATTATTGATTATCTCCTGTTTGACAAGACTAACCCAAACACCATTATAGAAACCATTTCTCATACAATCTGTGCCGAACTCTTGTAAGACCAATCTAGGTGTTATTTCTCTGCCAGTTTCTTTAGTCCAAAACTCGTCAACAGTTTCACGCCATTCTCTGCTCTCTATTGAGTCGCCTTCTAGCATAGCACGGTCCCAACCAAATATGACTGCAACACCGTCTTTAAGTTTATCTGCGAAACTTAACTTAATATAATTGTGTTCTTCTACTAGAATGTCGGCAACTGTGCCTTTACCTGAACTTATTAGTCCTGTGATACCTATTATCATTTGATGTTTTTTATAGTTAATAGATTTATTATACTACAATAATTGACTAAATGTCAACCTTTTTCTGAATTTATATCTCGGTCTTTTAAATCTTTCATTATGGCTTCTCTCATGTTGTCGTTGTAGTCTAACCAGTCAAAAATTTCAGTCATGTGGCGTTTACATCCAATACAGAAATTGTGTTTGTTGTATTTACAGATACTTTGACAGGGACTCTTTATAGTCGCCATGTTTAGCCAATCATAACACCCAACGGTGCTGAACCATCGATGTATAGTTTCAATTCAGTTTCTAATTTCTCTATATCTGCAGCCGCGTCTGCTTTCAAGGCATCACCATTCAATTGAACTCCGCCCTGTGCGCCGGGAAGTGAAGCGAACTTTGAACGAGCCTCGCCAATCATTTTTTTACAATATGCTAGAGAATAATCTCTCATCCATGATTTTAAGTAAGGGTCTGTTAGAAGTTGGTCGTCTGGACGTTCTAAGTATACGTGAAGTAGAACGATTTCATCTGCTCTCATTCTTCTTAAAAGTTTAATCTTATGAGTATTTGGATTCCAAATAAATTGTAAATCCGTTGCCGCAACTCTGTTTAGTGTTTCGCGGTACTGAGAGAATAATTCATAAGTTGAAATGCCACCTATGTGATTGTTCATAAAGAAATATGAGTTTGCATATGCTAATTCAAATGGGTCCATATCAACACCAGCAGATATACCATGACCGAAAGAACGATGCCATATTTTCTTTACTTCTGTTATTTCTGCAGGAAGAGAATACTCATCGACATCTTTTTTAAGTTCGATAGTGTAGAAGTCTTCTTCTACTGCATTTTCAGAACGTTGTCTAATCTTGTCTAATGAAATATCAATTGCAAGGTCGTAGTGTTCTGGGTCTAATTCAATATCAATCATACCGTCACCGAGTAACAGTCTAATCTGTTTAATTACATCATTTTTTATTTTATTGCGTTGTTTTGGCATTATATGACCCTCAAAATATCGTTAGAACTATAAACAGTATTTATCAAAAAACTTTTATAATCAAACTGTGGTCATTAAATCTGCCGTTCATTTTCACTTCAACTGTTGTGATAGCATCAAATTCTTTATTTAATGAACGTTTTGCTACTTTCTTAAACGTTGCTAACTGTTGGAGTGGCTTTCGAAGTGTCTTTTGTGTACTTGTTGATGGGTCAAATCCTTGAATAGTTGTACCCTTGACGCTTAATCCTGTACCTTCTCTTTGAAGTCCTTTAGGGTCAATATTACTAGCATGATATATTCCTAGTTTTCTTGTTTTAGAGTTATATACAATCGCGGCATTTGCCCCTATTAATTCGGTTGGATTAACACTAATTGATTTTGTTTCTGGATGATGGTCTAAATATTTGAACTTACTAATTTGTTTTTCTTTACTTATTATCTTTTTCTTACGTGGTTTTCTTGTTATTTTTCCTTTTAACACAATGTTATCACACGCATCCCCTATCATTTTAAACATATTATAATGATTTTTTATATCAGACTTAGACATATGAGAATAACCTTCTTTAAGTTGATTATGCATATCTCTTTCATATTCAGACATCTTCTTAACATTTGGTGGATTCAGAAGTTCATCAAATTCATTAAACAATGGTTCATATAATTTTGATACAACTTTAGCATGATTTGGTTTTGCACCAGCAATTAACAATATTTTTTGAGGATTAAAGTCAGCCAACATCTCTTTTGAACCGTCAAAATCATAAACAAAATCATCAATATCCCATGACATCTCTAATGACTTTCTCTCTAAAAGTTCTTGAATAGAGGGTTTATATTTTTTAACTTTAACTTTCTCTTCTTCTGTTTTTTCTTTTTTAATTTTTTTGCCCATCTCGATAATATTATCGATGTCGTTTCTGACTTCTTCAGTTACATCTCTTAACCCTTTTTCAGGATTCATAATACCTTCCATTGTTTTAAAAAACTCTGGAATATCTTTATGATTCTCCGGCATTCCTCTTGATAATGCTCTAACAGAGCCACCAAGTGAACTTCTTGTACGCCAGTCTGGTGCCGCTTTATACGATTTGATATCTTCTTTCGAGTATTCATTAGCAGACATCCAGTCTACTACCCATGAAATAAAATCTTTTGTTTTATAATAGTAACCATAGTAATAAGAAATACGTGAACGTTCTCTGTAATAACATTCTGCTGTCCATTTGTCTGAATCCGTCCATACTGGTTCTGACCCAGTAAATGCCTCATCCAGAAATTTTGCTTTCTTTTTTGCTTTCTTTTTTCTCGTTATCATTTGTATTGTCACTATTCTCTCATATCAGTTATATATCAATATTATAAATATTATATGTCAGTTTTGTCATTTTGTCAAGTTTTTTGCTATTTAATGTTTAAATCTTGCTGTTTTAGTATTCATATCTACTTCTTTAATTCTTTTTATTAAGTTTACATCAAGTGCATTTATCAATATTGCACTTCTAAAATAGTCACTATTATTTGGCATGGTACTATGTAATGTTCTTGAATTATATATTAACGCATCACCTGGATTTGAAACAAACTGAAATCCTTGTGTTGTTAATAAGTCATTATACTCTTCTTGGTTCTCTTCTATATCTTTATAATAAAATTTATTCTCATATGAACCAGGCAAAACACACGTTGCGCCATTTTCTATTGTAAATGGGTCTAGTGGAATTATACACTGTACTCCAAAAACTTCATCATTCGATATGTGAGCATAATCTTCAAATCTATAAGGAGTATCAATATGGGCTCTAATTTTTTGACTCTTAGGTCTTGTTGTAATAGTATCAACAATATGAATATCCCATTCCTTTCCTTGAAAGAATGAATCGATATACCTACTTAAAACATCTACTATGGGTTGCCACATCTCTCTTGGTGGCTCTTTACTCCACCAGACGTTATATTCTCTGTCTTTGCGATGTTTTGCGTAGTATACCCCATTTACCGCGTTCCCACGATGTATATTAGCAGGGTTTATTGCCCATAACTTAAACTGTCTTACAGTAAAAGGAGAGATTAATTCTTTTACTGAAATATATCCTTGACTTTCGTGATTTAACATAATTATTGCCTTCCTAAATGTTTATTTATAATTTTAAAATTATATAACACTATTATATGATAAATACAGTAAGAAGTCAAATAAGGAGAACATTTAATATGGGTAGACTTAGCCTATGGAATCCTAAAAAGGGTAACGATTACAAATTTATTGATAAAACTGTTAAAGCACACTTTGACCATGGAGGAACATCTCTTCTTATTCATAAGTATCTAGGTTCACAGGATACTACTGATCCAAGTTATGATCCGAGTATGCCTGCTATACAAGATTTACTCTTTTTAGAAAATCGTGATAGAAAATACGAAAAAGATGTATACGACCTTAGAGGGGTGTATACTGTATCTGACCAAGATTTCGAATTATCACAGTTTGGTATGTTCTTGGGCAATGACCAACAAGTGTTTACTCTACATTTGAACGAGATGGTTAACATGCTAGGTCGTAAAATAATGACTGGTGATGTTATTGAACTTCCTCATATGCGTGAAGACATGCTCCTTGAAGAAGATAGTGATGCCGTTAATCAGTATTGGGTAGTCCAAGAAGCAACGAAAGATGCTGGTGGATTTGACGCAGGATGGTGGCCACATATTTGGCGAGTTCGTTGTAAGCAATTACAAGATACACAAGAATACTCAGATATTCTTGGTACTGGTGAAGAAGCAGATGACTTAAAGAACATTTTGTCTACTTACAATAAAGAACTTCAAATTACTGATGCCGTTGTACTTGAGGCACAAGACAATGTTCCTGGAAAATACTGGGACTATAGAACAAACAATTTAATGTATGCGACACCAAGTAATCACCCAGATGATGTAGATTACGCAACAGTCGTTCATGGAACACAATTTCCTAATTCTCCAACCGATGATTCTTATTTTTTAAGAACAGACTATGCACCATCAAGATTATTTCAGTATCGAGATAATAAGTGGTACAGAATCAACGATGACGATGGCGCATGGGAAGTAGGACACGCATTACATAATCAATTTATTAACAATAGTGGCACAGTAACATTAGATGACGGCACTATTATAACATCAAAAGTAAATCTGTCGAAGGCAGTAAGACCAAAGGTAGACTAATATGGCACAAAATCATTTCTATGACAACCAAGTTCGAAGATACATTCTACAATTTATTAGAATGTTTAGTGGCTTTACAGTTAAAACTGGAAAGAAAATGAACGATAATGTAACTGATTATTATATCAGAGTCCCATCAAGATACGGAGATGTATCAAGAATGGCGGCAACTATTCTCAAAGGAAACTCTGAGAATGTAGTGAACTCTGCGCCATTTATTGCGGCTCACGTTCAAAGTTTACAACCAGACAGACAACGACTACAAGAGCCATTCTTCAATGATGCTGTAAGTGTCAACGAAAGAAAATTTGATGAGGCTACACAATCATACACAGATGAGCCTGGGAACAAATATAGTGTAAAACGACTAATGCCAGTTCCTTACTTGTTGAACATGCAAGTGGATATTTGGACTTCTAATACAGACCAAAAACTTCAATTGCTTGAACAAATACTAGTATTGTTTAATCCAGCATTAGAAATACAACACAACGATAATCCAGTAGACTGGACTACTATTACAGTAGTAGAAATGACTGACTTACAATGGACAAGCAGAGGAATACCTGCCGGAATTGAAGACCAGATTGATATCGCAACGATGATATTTCAAATTCCTATTTGGATTAATCCACCAGCACAAGTAACAAGACAAAACGTAATTAGAAATATTATCAACAACATTTATACATATACAGATTTAGATACACTTGATTACGACCCCGATGCGTTTGAGTTCTTTAGAGATTTAAATGCTCAATCGAGTGTTATTGTGACTCCAGGAAACTATGCCTTACGAGTTTATGAAAATAGTGGAACAGTATTATGTCGACCATACGCAAATGGAAACTATGATGACAGTATTCCATGGGCGACTGTTCTTAAGGAATATGGCACATTAGACAGCGGAGTATCAAGACTTAGATTAAAATATCATGGAGAAGTTGATGACCTTAATGCTGATGTTATTGGCACATTGACAAACACAACCGAAGCAACTACATTAGAATTTACAATAGACACCGATACATTACCAACAAATACAGTAACATCGATTGATAAAATTCTCAACGCATCAACAGCCAAACCTGGATTCTCTGGATTACCAGCGGCTGCGGTAGGTCAACGATATCTAACAATGGATGATGCTACGAGTAGCAGTGTATGGGGAATTGATGTTTCAGCAAATGATATTATGGAATATAATGGAACTGCA